AAATTCCAGTTATTCTTTATGACGAAGGAATTGCAGCATCAGACCATGGATATGTAGTGCCAGTACAAGTAACGAATGTTGGGGGTCAAATATCAGAAGCCAATCCCCTCCCCATCTCTGGCACGGTGACGGTTGGGGCACTTCCGACAATAGGCGTTTATGTGGTTGATGCTATTCAAGATGGCAATGGAAATACTTTTGGCAATGATCGCAATTTTCCCATTGTGGGAAGTGTCGATATTACGTCACTCCCTGGCGTGGAACCAGTAAGGACGAGTGGAATTTCTAATTACACAATAAATACAAATGTAGGCCAAGCCATAGCCCAGAATCCAAATAGAAAAGAACTTTGTCTACAGAATTTAAGTAATAATATTCTATATGTAAAATATGGTTCTGCTGCCAGCTCTAGTTCTTTTAACTTTATATTATCTGCAAATTCTGTTGTAGACGCTGGCGATGGTGGAATTTTAACTGATCAGAATTATAATGGATTTGTCTCTGTTTCGGGCGTAAGCCCAAGATTCATAGCCTGGGAAAGAACTTAGTATTATATAATTTAGAATATCGGTTGTTCTTTATGTATAATATTTTATGCTAAAACACTATTGTTCTGAATGCGGCAACCCAACAAATTACTCACTAAATAAACCTAAATTCTGTAGTTCTTGCGGATTAAACTTCGATACGAAAAATAACCTAAACTCAAAATCAAGCCTTATTGTAAATAAAACAAAAAAAATCAATCCGCCTGATATAGAAGATGACTTTGGTGACGACAACGGTTCAGAGCATTATGAAAATAACATAAAAGAATTAGACTTTGATATTTCTACAAATAAATTAGTTAAAAATACAATAAAAGACCTAATGGGAACTGCAGAAAAAGGAGAACAACTCAGGACCCCCAGAAAAAAAATGTCAAAATTAGAAAAAAAGAAAATTTTACAAGACTTTTTAAGCGAAGCCAGATCGATTAAACCAAAAAATAAAAACTAAATGGCGGCAAAACCTTCTTTTGAGGAATGTATAGAGCAAATAAATTTTGAAATTTTAAAAAGAAAAAATAAATGGAATTTAACAGCAATTGCTTGGATGGATTTTCACGATATATCACAAATATTACGATTTCATATATATAAAAAATGGCACCTTTACGACTTTTCAAAGCCTTTGGCTCCATGGATTAATAGAATCATAAGCAATCAGATCAAAAATTTAATAAGAAACAATTATAGTAATTTTACTAGACCATGTTTAAAATGTAATGCCGCAGAAGGAGAAGATGGTTGTGGTATATATGTTTCGCAATGTAATTCTTGCCCATTGTATGCAAATTGGGAAAAAAATAAAAAGAATGCGCACGATACAAAATTAACTTTAAGCGCAGAAAATCACATGCATGAAATAAATAATATACCTAATCAAAATTTAGATTTAGAAGCAACAGCAAAAAATATTCATAATAAAATGCATAAAGTGTTAAAACCAATTGAATGGAAAATATATAAATACCTCTATATAGAAGCCAAAAATGAAGATCAAGTTGCAAAATTAATGGGATATAGAACTAGCGAAAAAAATAGGTCTGCAGGATATAAGCAAATCAAGAATCTTAAAAAATCTATAATTTTAAAAGTAAAAAAGCACTTATACAATGGAGATATAGATCTTGTATGAGCGAAGATATTTTAATGCTAACAGAAGAGCAACAGTTAAAACTGTTGAAAGAATGGAATGATCGACCAGATAATCCTCCATCTCTAGCAGAACTTGTTAAATTAGCTTTTGATAGAGATGATCTTGACGGCAGAAGCAAAGAAGGCAAGGCTGTAAAACAATTTTTAGCTTCTAGACAAATTAAACCACGCAAAAGTCATGAATATGAAGCGAAAGGTATATTAGATCTATCTAGTGAACAAAAAGAGTATATTAGTAATAATTGTAATGCTATGACTGGATTAGAAATGGCGAAAATTTTATTCAAAGATGAATCTCTAACAAATCTTTGCCAAGAAAGCAGAAGCGTTTTAGAGTATATGAAAAGTATACCTACAAATATAAAATATAACAATAGTGAAAATGAAGAAGCTTCTACTGGAGATTATAAACCTCCTCGTAGTGAAGAGAGAATGATAGCAAAAATTAATAAATATGTTTTAGACGGAATAGATAAAAGTAAAATAACTCATGGGCAAAAAAGAGAAATAAACGCCGTAATAAGCTACATGAGCACTCACAGATTTATACATCAAATTAATATTTATGATAATGAGAATGATCGCGAACTTTTTGAGAGCAGTTTTGTGAGATATACTTATAATAAAAGTGACTTAAGTCAAGAAGAAGTAGACCAATATATAGTGCTCTGTACAGAGGTGCTTATTTCTTCTAGTATACAACAAACTATTAGTGTACTACAAAATCAAATAGATTTATCGTTACAAGACGATGGTAAAATTCCTATGGCTTTAGTAGAAGCTAGCAATACAGCTAGAAAAGAATATAATGATTGCGTTAATAGACAACAAAAATTAAATAACGATTTGAAAGTTAAAAGAAGTGAAAAATTAAGTAAGCAAGTAAAGGAAACAGCCTCTGTTATAAATCTTGTTCAAATGTGGAAAGAAGAAGAGAGTCGCACAAAATTAATTAAAATGGCAGAGATAAGGAAAAAAAGTTTAGAAAAAGAAATAGATCGACTATCTTCTATGGATGAAGTTAAATGTAAAATTTTAGGTCTTTCTAGAGATGAAATTTTAAATGGATGAGTGTTATATGCAAAATAGATAATAAAGAGTTTAAAGATGAAAAAAGTCTTCATCTTGCGCTCAGGGGGTATGGGTTAAATAAAGAAAAATATTATCATCAATATTATCCTAAAAAAGATTTACTTACTGATGAAACAATAAATTTTAAAACCAAAGAGCAGTATTTTAATAGCGATTTTAATGATAAAAATAATATGAAAAAGTGGCTGAAGAACCAGCCAATAGAAAAAGCTCAAGAGTATTGCACTTCGTTATTAGTTAAACGCAAAGAAGAAAAGAAAATTATATATTCGCCAAGTCAAGTAGAGCTAAGAACAATCATGAGTCCTTCGGTTATATTTTATAATAAGATTTTTAATGATTATTATGACCTTTGCTCTAGCGTTGGATTAACCAATAAGTTTATACATCCAGGAAATATAACAAATCAATTTAAATTAAAATTAACAACTAAAGACACAATATATGTTGATACCAGAGAGCAAAGTTGGCTTAAATTTAATATACCTTTTGAGATTATGACATTGCCATATGGAGATTATACTTCCTCAAATGATAATTGTAATTGCTATATTGAACGCAAAAGCTTAAGTGATTTTATTAGCACTTTAAGTAGTGGCAATTTAAATAGATTTAAAAACGAAATACAAAAGGCTAAAAATGATAATGCATATATTGTAGTAGTTATAGAAGAGAAGCTACAGAACGCTTTGAGCTTTCAATATCTGCCTCATATTAGCAAAAAGATTAAAGCCACTCCAGAATTTATATTTCATAATGTTAGATCATTAATCCAAGATTATGATAATTTACAATTTTTATTTGTAGACGGCAGAGAAGAAACAAAAAGAACTATAGAGGCAATATTAGCGTCTAAATGTTTTTACAAGAAAGTAGATCTTCAGCTAGCATATGATCTAAAAATATTATGATAGAATGTCCTAAAAAATATATAAAAGAAATAAAAGACGTAAACGTAGAGTTATCTCAACTCAAAGGTTTTCTAAACGATAAAGAGGCTAAAATCAGTTTAGCTAAATTTTTAAGAGCTAATATAGGTTTTACAACAGAGCTTATCAGTGGGGTTAAATTAGCTCCGTACCAAGAGATACATATTAAAGCATTTTTTAATAGAAACTTTAATATGTGCGTATTTGGCCGAGGATGCGGCAAGAGTTTTATCGCTGCAGTATTTTGTTTTCTGCAATGCATATTTGAACCTAATACAAAAATTTTAATTGCTGGCCCCACGTTTAGAACTGCGAGGTTTATATTTAATAATTTAGAAAAAATAGTTAACAGTCCAGGCGCAGAACTATTAGCTCAATGCTTCGGTGCTAAAGCTAAAAGAAATGATCAATTTGAATGGCAGATAAACGGCGGAAGCATTGTGGCTATCCCACTTAACGGAGAAAAAATTCGAGGATTTCGCGCAAATGTTTTAGTGCTAGACGAGTTTCTTCTTTTACCAGAAGAGATTATTAAAAATGTATTAATGCCATTCTTAGTTGCCCCACAAAATATTAAAGAGCGCATGGAGATCAGAGAATTAGAGGATAAATTAATAGAAGAAGGGTCAATGAAAGAAGAAGACAGAATGGTTTTTGAAAATACAAGTAAAATGCTTGCATTTTCTTCTGCGAGTTATACTTTTGAAAATTTATATAAAACTTATAAAGAATGGTCTGAAAAAATTACAAATAACGAAAAAACAGAAGCCACATACTTCGTAAGCCAAATTAGTTACGAAGCTCTTCCAGAAGAAATGATAGATAAAACTATTATTGAAGAAGCACAAAACGGTGGATCAAGTCATAGCAGTTTTTTAAGAGAATATTGTGCTAGATTTACAGATGGAAGTGATAGTTATTTTAATGCTAAAAAAATGGAAGCATGTACTTTGAAATATAACGAAAAACCTCACACTCTATTGAAAGGCGAATCTGGTAAAAAATATATTCTTGGTGTGGATCCAAATATGAGCGATAGTCCGAATGCGGATTATTTTGCTATGGCAGTTTTAGAAGTAGATGAAGAAAAAGGACACGGGGTATTAGTCCATACTTATGCTGGGCTAGGTAATTTAAAAAACCACGTATCTTATCTTTCTTATATTATGGGTAACTTTAATATTGTAGCGGTCATTTTAGATAATGCTGGCGCAGACGTATTTTTATCTTCATGTAACGAGTCTCAATTATTTAAAAAACAAAAATTAGAAATTAAAACTTTTGATATAGACTCAGATTTAGAAGGATTAGATTACGAAATGATGATTAAAAATGCTAGAAAAAAATACAATTTAGAAGATAAAAGGATCGCTTTTAATCAAGTATTCACCAGCACATTTATCCGTAAAGCGAATGAACATTTACAAGCTTGTATTGATTATAAGAAGATATGGTTTGCAAGTAATACTGGCGCTAACGAAGATTTTTTTAACGAAGTTACAAATCGAGGCGCACCAATCGAACTTATGCAAACAGAAGATAAAAAAGACTGGACAATATTAGATTTTATTGAAAATCAAGATGATTTTATTTATCAGACCAAAAAACAATGTACTTTAGTAGAACACTCATCCACAAGCAGAGGAACTCAATCGTTTGACCTACCTCAACATTTAAAAAGAAGCACTTCTGCAAATAAAGCTAGAAAAGATAATTATTCGGCTCTAATGCTGGCTAATTGGGGGTTAAAATGTTATTTAGACATGATGAATGTAAAAGAACAGCAAGAGCAGCAGACTTTTGAACCTTTTATTATTAAATAAATTAGCTTTTTCTCGAAAAAAGCATATAATAATGTGTAATTTAACTTAAAATGACTAAAAGTAAGAAAAATAATCAAAAAAAATCAAAAATAGACGAAATTTCTCCTCTTATGGTGTCTGAAGCTTCAAATAAGACCCATGCATCCTTAGCTTCTGGGTCAAATGACAGTCCTATAAGAAGAAATATATCTAGCACGATCAATAGGACCGATAAATATAAGAATATTGAAGACGGGTTGATACCTTTTAAATACTCCTCTGGAATCAAAAACTCTTCTAATATGGATATTAGAGACGCAGTGATTCTTTGCCAAAAAGCTTACTATAATTTTGCTATATTTAGAAACACTATAGACTTAATGACCGAATTTTCTTCTAGCGATATATACTTTCAAGGCGGTAGTCAAAAATCTAGAGATTTTTTTGATGCCTTGTTCAAAAAGATTAACATTTGGGACTTACAAGATAAATTTTTTAGAGAATACTATAGAAGTGGAAATGTATTTTTATATAGATTTGATACTTTAGTTAAAAGTGAAGATGTTAATAAAATCACACAAACTTTTGGCTTATTATCAAAAGCTTCAGCAGTAAATTTGCCAGCTAGATATATAGTTTTAAATCCTGCAGACATCCAAATTGGTGGTGGAATTAATTTTTCTCTCGGCAGGTACTATAAAGTATTAAGTGATTATGAGTTAGAAAGACTTAAGGCTCCAAAAACTGATGAAGACTTAGAAGTATTAAAAGGTTTACCACCTGAAACGCAGAAAATGATAAAGCAAAAAACTCTAGGCATATTAAATATACCACTAGAAAGAGAAAGGCTTGCTGCCGTTTTTTATAAGAAACAAGACTACGAGCCTTTTGCGGTTCCAATGGGATTTCCAGTATTAGATGATATTAATTGGAAAAGTGAAATGAAAAAAATGGACATGTCTATAACAAGGACCATGCAACAGGCAATTCTTCTAGTTACGATGGGGGCAGAGCCAGATAAAGGCGGAGTTAATCAAAAAAATTTAGAAGCAATGCAAAAATTATTTGAAAATCAAAGCGTCGGCAGAGTTCTAATAGCGGATTATACAACAAAAGCCGAATTTGTTATTCCAGATATAGGCAGCATCCTAGGGCCAGCAAAATATGAAGTAGTGGACAGAGATATTCAAATTGGATTAAATAATATTCTTATTGGAAGTGAAAAGTTTGCTAATACTAGCATTAAAGTTCAAGTTTTTATAGAAAGATTAAAGCAAGCAAGGCAAGCATTTATAAATGAGTTCTTAATACCAGAAATTAGAAGAATAAGTAAAGATTTAGGATTTAAAAACTTTCCACATCCAAATTTTGAAGATATAGATTTAAAAGATGACATTCAATACTCTAGAGTTTATAGTAGACTTATCGAACTAGGCATTTTAACTCCAGAAGAGGGAATAAGAGCAATTGAAACTGGTAGACTTCCCGATGCGGAAGAGTCAGCAGAGTCTCAAATTAAATTTAAAAATTTAAAAGATAAAGGTTTATATCAACCAATAATTGGTGGTGCAAAAACACAGGAAGCAGGAAGACCTAGCGGAACCACAGGCATACCCCAACAAACAAAAGATGTAAAACCAATTGGCAAGGGAAAGCAGTCTAAAGCGGAATCATTCAGCTTGAGTAAAATAAAAAGTAATTTGATTTCTGCCCAAAAGTTAGAAGAAGAAATCTGTTCGTCTTTAAGAAAGAAGCATAATTTAAAAAAAATGTCTAATGAGCAAAAAGATATAGCAGATCAAATTTCTAAAATAATAATTTCAAATGAAACCCCAGAAAATTGGATAGAATCCGTAGCGAAATATATAGAAAAGCCTCATGACACAAACAAGAATATGGTATCAAATGTTTTAGATATTTCTGATGAGCATCAAGTAGATGCATATTTGGCAAGTATTTTATATCATAGTAAGATTTAATGGATATTGATTATTTTTTCAACTATAATTTAGTGTAATGATAAATATGCTTAGTAAAATATTCGGTCCGAATTGGAAAACCTCTACTACAGGCATCATTACCGTAGTCGCAATAGCTACTTCGGCAGCAATACAAGCAGATAATTCACTAGTATTTTTTTTACCAGATAATGCTGAAAAATATATTATAGGAATATCAAAATTAATTGCTGTCGTGACTGGAATTATTTTTACTTTAAATGTTAAAGACTCTCACGTTACTGGTGGGACGATTCCTCAAACAACCGAGGCAGTAAAAAGACTCCATCTAAAAGCTATAGATAATCAAGACGTAGGATCTAATCTTTTTACAAATACTTGGCCACCGAAAAAAAATGGAAGAAAAAAATGAATAAATTACAATTAATAGCAGTCACTCTTTTGAGCGTATTTCTTGGTGCTTGTGCTACAACCAATACTGGAAAAGTTGATGTTGCAACAAGCGTGGAAAATACTCTTCCTTATGTTAAGCCAGCAGTTGTATTAGCTTGCACTGTTGTTCTTGATCAAGCAGTTTCTGGCAATGATAGAATCGAAAAAGCCAAAATGATTAATCATGTTGCAGCAATTGTAGAAGGATTAACCGCTGGAAATACTCCGACCCCAGCACAACTTCAAAAAGCTCTTAATGATTATCTTCCAAGTGAAAAAACTCATTGGGCAAATTATGTTACTGTTATCAAAGACCTTTATGCTCAACAATTCGCTAGATTAGATGGAAATGGTGCTCTTGCAGTAAAAGTACTTAACGCTATTGCTTCTGGATGCAAAGACGCAACAGCAAGTTACGTAGAGTAATCATGCCAACTGGAATAATCCAAGCTTTACTCTCAGCAGTATCTGGAATATTCGCAGCAATCAATAACGTATTCGGAGCAAAGAACACAAAAGAAATGAAAGATCGGCAAGAAGCTCAAAAAGAAGTTGATCATCAAAGTGGAATCGAACATGCAGTAAAGGATAAAGATCTTGAAGAAGCTCGCAAGCATATTAGCTCTTAATTTTTTTCTTGTTGGATGCGCTACTGTGACACCAAATAAAATACAAGATGACAAATCATCTTATGACGCAACTACTCCGAAACAATACGACAAAGATAATGGTGGATTGATTTCTTTTGTTGGTGATGATGCACTTATTACTCGTCAGGCGCGCGAACGATATAATAATTTAATTAAAATGTACAGAATCAAATTTAAAAAAGAAAAAGCAATTGATCTAATTGAAGATGCTGGAATAACTCCTTACAAAGATAATTTTGGCAATGAATTATTTCTTATTAGTAGTGAACATCTTGTTTATTTTGGTGTTATGAACTCTTGGCTAAAAGAAAAAGTACCTCAAGATAATATACTAGACAAGACCATAGATAAAATAAATAATTAAATAAAATGGCAAGATTAAACACGGGATTAGATAAAAAGTATATGATAGTTTCTGGATCAAATATACCAGAAGTAAATGGGATATACCAAAGAGCTGGTATAGAAAATGGAAAACCTTTTTATATTAAAACCCCAGCAGTAAATGCTCCTGTATCTGACCCTCCTCCTTTCCCGACGCAATATGGAAATCTTAAAATTTCAATTCAGGCTATGTTTCCAACTGTTTGGGCTCTTAGCCATGTATCTTTTGTTGGGTATTTTTATTTTGGTTCTTCTAATTTTGCAACACCAGATTTAGTTCCTTCTTGGTCTATTGGTCAAAATGGGAGTGGCGGTATATCAGTTAAAGTTTTTTCTGGAAGTATTTCAATTAATAAACAAAACTTTGGTGGTGGAAAATTAACTTTTATT